TAATTTTATCGACTTTAAACAATGTACATTTTTTTAGTTTAACTCCAGCCACACGTTCAATACGCTTTAACTGTGGCCTAGTTTTTTTTAGTACGTCCATTGCGTACTCTTGGGTCATGTTTGGGTTTTGCTGTAAAAAAACAGCATATTGTTTCGTGGTCATTTTTGCACCTTTAGTCTAGGCAGTCGATTAGAGTGCGGCAAACAGTGACTAGCTGTTGTTCGGATGCCTCCTAGCCGCAAATTAGTTTAATTCTTGACTCGTTTTAGCCCAGTGAGTCAACCTGGTTGATAGGCGTACTTAATTAGCCTCGCTTTGTCGATTATAGCAAATAGCTTTTGTTAAGTTAGGCCAAAAGACCAAAATGATGCTGTCAATTTAGGCCATTTATAGAATTCTATAGATTAGAGCATAATAGTACATAATAGTAAGACTCTACTATTATGAAACCTATATATACCAATACTTATATAAGCATAATAGCATAATAGCATAGTAGTCTATATAGTATATAAAAGTGTATATATAAATACAGATGTATATACAGTTGTATTTTATTGTATTTGTACATTTTTTAATCATCTAAAGATGGTGTGTTTTTATGTATGTATATATATCTATATATATACTATCTTGCTATTATGCTATTTTGCTTTGTAAGTTATTGTTTTTAATATGTATTTTAACAAAAATACGCTACTATCTTGCTACTATCTTGCACTATCATGCGCCTAAACAACGCAAAAATAGCTCAAAAAATAAACAGCAAAAACAAAAAAAGGCCATTACTGGCCTTTAGTCTAAAAAAGTTATCCACAGGTCACATGGCAAAATACCGCAAGTATTTTTGCTTGGTGCTAGGCTTAATTTGCTCCTCCGCTCTAATCATTTGTTTGTCAATCATCTGCACCAGTAACGCCTCAACTTGAGTTTTTGGCGTACTTCTCAAACGATTGCAGATAACGCCAAGAGTCTCGCCATGCTCTTTGTCAACAATGGACAACACCTTAGCCGCTAAACCATCGCTAGACTCTTTGTTTTCGGTGCTGTACGCTAGTTTGATTTTACGCTCAACGTCCTGCATCGCTAAAGCGTAACCGTAGCAAACATGGCTAGCAGTGCGTAGGCCGCTTGGTAACGCACAGATAAGGCTAACCTTACTGGCTAACTCATAACCGCGCCGCGCTATGGCCTCTAGCCCTGTTGTCGCCTTGTGTCGCTCTGCTAACGCATAAAAACGCTCGTAAACCTCGTTTAAAAGCTCCATAGCCGCGTTATCTGTTGGAATGGTGGACTTATCCCCGATATGTTGAATACGCGCTCCTGCGCTCTCTAAAGCGTCATAGTGACCATGTGCATATAAATTACGCAAAGTATTGGCCATGCCATCTGTCATCGGCTTTTTAATAAAGCGAGTTTTGCGTTTTGGGTTAGTCTCTAAATCGCTAAAAATCATCGCTCGCGCCATAAATCCGTTTGTAGCCTGCTCGAATGTCATCAAGTCGTTAAATGTGACAGGCGTGGTAAAACCCAATACCGTCAAATATGGATTTTCTAGGCCATCATCAACGCTTTTAATCGCTTGGATTATTTGTTCTTTTGCAGTCTCTAAACGCTCGCGCATGGTATCTGTGCTGCTGTCCTGTGCAAGTTTCTCTAGTTTTTTGTCAATCTGTGCATACTCAAGCGTCAATTTTTGCTTAATGTCGTCCTTTAGGTCACCCGTGATGGGCAAATAGCCATTAGCTTTTGAATAAACACTCATCACTAAACCGACAATACCCTCAAGATAAGATGCACCACCTTTTTTAGATGCGTTTTGCAGCTTATTTAACGTGATACCAAGCTCATCAACGCAATAAAACGCGGCTTGATGCCGTATCAGATTACGCATGACCTCTTGCTCTGACTTAAAGCCACCATGTAACGCGCTTTGAACGCCTGCCGCTTTGATGATTGATAAATAAGACTGGAGTATTTGTTCTTTACCAGTGCCGCTACCTGCCACACCAAACGCGATAATGTTTGCGCTCATATTGTCCAAGCCATCCGTATAACGCATACCTGCCAAGCTGCTAACCGCTGTTAATGCTGCTGCTACGGCCAAGTTTTCGCGCGGATATAAACACTGGTCATTTATCCATTGCGTTAATGTACCAACAAAATCAGGTGGCCGTTTAACATCGACTGGCTCATCTAGTAAATGCACAGTACCCGAACCAAAAACCGAACCCGTCTTTACACTGTCAAAATTATCATCATCAACACTGCCAAGACTCTCATCATAAACAAACGTCACAGGCTCACAATAACCGCCTTCGTGCGCGTAGTGTAATAACGTGCCATAGCCTACAGGATTAGTCGTTTTACCGAAGCTGTGCCAGTGCTTACGCAACGAATCAATACTGCTATATTTTGCGCTATCCTTGCTCCATGCGTCCCAAATCTCAAAACCGCCACCGTTTAGGCAATGGTGAATAGCCATGCCAATACTTACCCACTGGCTATAATCACAATCAGGATTGCAATGCTCCAACAAGCTAACAATGTGTAATTCGTCAATATCCAAATCCTTACCGTTGTTTTGAACGCGAAAAAAGGCAGGACGCTCCAACAATGCCAAAAGCTCACCAGGGGCAAAATCAATGTCTTGTGGATAACCTTTGCACGTCTCATAGTTTGAGCCGCTTTGATGTAATGACCCCGCACCCACGACAAATCCGCTAGTCTTAAAATCAATGCCTTTGTATTTGTCATTGTTTTGCATGAGTGACTTAGTTTTGTCATCATCACTCAGTTTAAAATAATGGTGCTGGCTACCGCCACCGCTGCCCGTATTAACGATAAATTTGCAATCTAAAATGGCAGGCACATCTTTACATAACTGCTTAAAAGACTTAACGCCACCATTTCGCGCGTCAACATCAATAATAAGATAATCACGCACAATCACGCCAAAACCGCTGTCAAAATGCCCCATCTCACTAAAACATTCTATTTGCTCATCCGACCACACAGGCACGTTTTGCCAGTTGCTCATAATGGGATGCTTTAAAATAGCTTTACACTCAACATCACCACAATTACACAGGCCACCGCTTGAGCCATGCAAGCCAAACACTTTAAAGCCTGCATCTATATAGTCGTATAATTCGCTAATCATTGTTATTGTCCTTTTCACAATCGCAATCTTTTAAAAGATATGCGGATAGCTTTTCAATTGTCGTGATGTTTGCACCCTTGGCATTGCCAGCTTTAAAAGTAAAAACGGTTCGACTAGACAAGCCAGTGGCATTTGCAACAACATCTAATCGTCTGTCTTGCAATCGTGCGCTAATCTCAGGAATGGTTAAAAGTCTCATTGTTTGGCCTCGCTGTTTGTTTTGTATTGCCTTATAATATAGCAAGTATTTGCAGCTTGCTTGTATTTTTTTTCATCTTATACGCATTTTACTATATACAAAGCCAAAAATAGGGCTTATATTACTACTCATCAAGGCGGCCAATGGCTCACTTGATAACCCAAAAATCCAATGGAGTTTCACAAAATGTCATTTTTAGAACAAGTCAAAAAAGCCACACCGCAAGCACCAGTTGTAACGATTGTCGGCTTTGCAGGTAGCGGTAAAAGCTCACTAGCTGGCCTATTTCCTAACCCCATCTTTATACAAGCCGAGAACGCGACTAGCGTTTTTGAAACAGTATCAGATGATTTACAACCTGCATTTTTCCCACAATTGCCAATCCCAAATGCCAAGCGCAACATCAAAACAAGCGATGTCTTGCTTGAGCAATTACGCGAATTGGTGACTCAAGACCATGAGTTTAAAACAGTGGTTATTGATACAGTTACCGCACTTAACATCTTGTTTGAGCAAGAAGTTATTGATTTTGATGAAAAGGGCGCAAGTAACATTGGCGAAGCGGCAGGCGGATATAACAAAGGTTATTTAGTGGTTGCAGGTATTCACGCAAAACTACGCGCAGCTTGTGAGCATCTACGCAAGAAAGGCATTACTGTGGTTTTCTTGGCACACACAGGCGTGGTTAAAATGAAAAACCGTCCTGAGTCGGGTGAGTATGTGGCTTACTCTCTTGATATGCACGAGCGTTCACGCGCCATTTATGTAAGCTCAAGTGACATTGTTGCGTACCTAAAAGCGCGTGATTTTGTTATTGGTGGCGAAGAGAACAAAAAAGGCCAAACTACAAAGTTTGGGCGCGTAACAAACACTGGCGAACGTGTTTTGATTACATCAAGTGATGGCACAATTGGTTATATTGACGCTAAAAACCGTTATGCCCTACCCGATGAGATTGAAGTAAACAAAGGTGAAAATCCTTTGATTTCTTTAATCCCTTTTTACAACCAACAATAACCCTTTATTTTTTACAACAACCGCGCATTAAGCGCATCGGAGATTATTATGAGTTTTTGGCAAACACAAGACGGCTCTGCCGTAGAATTAACAACAACTTTCGAGTCAGGTGGCGGTGATATTAAACCAATCCCAGACAATACCGCCCTAGTTGGTGCGATTGAGGAGGCTAAATGGTCAGAGTATGATGGTGAAAGCTACATCAACTTAAAATGGCGTGTTATGCGCCCTGCTGAGTTTGCTAACCGTGTGATTTTTCAAAAAGTAAAAGTGTTTAACGCTAAACAGGGCGACAATGCCAAGCGTATGCTTGCAGCGATTGACGCTAACGCAGGCGGTAAACTTGCAAAGCTCAAAGAAGCACCCGAAGACATGGACTTAATGACTGCACTTGTCGGTAAAGCAATGGCAATCAAAGTCAAAATATGGGATATGAACGGCAAAACAGGCAACTGGATTAGCGCAGTAGCACCCACAAAGCAACAAGCACCGCAAGCGCAAACTCAAGCACCAACACGCCCTACACCACCACAAAACGCACACAATCAAGCAAAATCTAACGCCTACCAAGCGCAAGATGATAGCGATGAAATACCGTTTTAATCTAACCCATTAACCACACCACAAGGCGCGTTAATGCGCCTTTTA